TTACCCTAGTCACCTCGGGTACAGGTACATTTACAGCTTGTATGTGATATATATCAAAAAAAAAATATACTACATGCGTGACTCGAATGGGTGCTCTGGGCACCTATGACGTGCGTGTTGTGCAAATGACGTCATCAAGACGTCATTTATACTGTATGCCCGGAAGCAGGAGCACTAAGCGTTGGTGTTGGACTTTGAACAATTATACAGATGCTGAGGTCGCCAGTCTTAATGCTGTGTCAACAGATTCAGTCACGTATCTCGTCTATGGTCGCGAAGTTGGAGAAAGTGGCACACCCCATCTTCAGGGATATGTCGTACTTCGCAGACGTTTGCGACTTGGAGGAGTCAAGCGCCTCCTTGGTATTGACAGAGGCCACTTTGAAATTGCAAGGGGAGATGATGGTGCAGCGTCTGACTACTGCAAGAAAGACAATGACTTTGTCGAAATTGGCGAACTACCAGTCGATCATAGCGGAAGTCGCACTGACCTTGTATCAATGCAGGCAAGCATTGATGCTGGTGAAAGTATTAGAAGTGTTGCCGAGGCTCATTTTGGAACTTATATTAGGTACTTCCGAGGAATTGAACGATATCAGTCTCTCCGAGCAATACCGCGTTCTTGGAGAACACAAGTTGTTTACTTTTGGGGCCCTCCGGGCTCAGGGAAGACTCGAGCTGCTTATGATGAGGCTCAAAGATTATGTGGAGGATCTGTGTGCTTTGTACATGATCAAACCCTTCAATGGTTTAATGGATGGTGTCCAAACACCAAGGGAGTTATTCTTGATGATTTTGATGGCAGACCCAGTATTGCTTTGCTCTTGCGATTATTTGACCGATATCCTTTACAGGTACCTGTCAAGGGATCCTATCTCGAATGGAATCCTAGAATAGTGTGGATTACTTCTAACTATTCTATTGATTATTGGTATGGTGCCTCTGGCACCCACTACGAAGCTCTACTACGGAGAATTGATGATGTCACATGTCTACAATAAAATGTTACTGTTTTGATCATTTTGACTATTTTGCGGATGGAGTATGCAGCGAAGGCAGCAGGCGCAGCCGCAGGTGTTAACCCGTACTTCGCGGCTTCCCTCCCCTACATCGGAGCCGGAGCTCGTGAACTCTGGAAATATGCTACAGGTAAGAAGGGTCAGAATTATGGTACTGTGCCCTTGTTGCGGCGCAAGTGGGGCCCTAAGCGGAGAAGAAGAGTCCCCGCACCGAAACGTAGATTCAGACGTAGAGTGTATAAGCGAAAACGAGGCCGTTTGGGGAAGCGATATGGATATAAAGGAAGAGGAACTACCCTTAAGCAAAAGATTTCGGTCTCTCGGGCATTGACTGCTCCTTATACCATTACCAGAACTGCTACTATGTTTAGAGAGGCTCAGACTAATAAGAAGTTGATTATGGCTTTTGATTATGATACTGGGAATATGTCTGGTGCTACTGATGATAAGATTATGACCTTAATGGCTCAGACATTTCGTGCTAATATCAAGGGTGTTATTACTGATTTTCAGAAGATGGCTATTACTGACTACAAGGTGTTATATGAGTTTAGAAATTTTTCTAAGAATAGGATTCATTTTACACTTTATACTTGCAAGGTTAGACATGATTATTGTCGATCTGCTGCTACCAATTATGCTGCTGTAGAAGCATTTGATTTGAATCTGATGATTGCTTCTCAGTTGTTGCAGAGCAACACTACTCCTGTTGGAACTTTGAATAAGGTTGATCCATCTGTGAAGTTTTTGGATATTCCTAATGTTGGACAAGTGATTCATGTGTTGAAGGCGAAGCGGTATTCGCTTGATGCTGGTGATGTGATGTCTATTAATTGGAAGAAGAAAGATCACTATTATGCTCAATATCCTTATAGTTATAATGGAACCTTGGTCGAAGATAGGTTTTTTGTAATTGAGATGCATGGAGATCCTTTGCATGGAAATCAAGAAGCTTACTCTGGAACTTCTTTGGGAGATTATAGGACTATTGGTTATTCTGCTGCTAAGATTGGTATTAAAGCAACTTGGGGAGCTACGTTGTGGCGTGTTGGACAAAGTGCCTCTACTAAGATTAGTTTTGATACTACCACTACTCCTACTAATCCTGGTGCTGTTGATGTGAATGATCCTACCATTACTCCTATGGATTCTGTTGTTACTACTTAAATAAAGGCGAAGCCAGAGCATGCGCAAGCATGCTCGTATGGGAGCGAAGCGACAGTTGAGGAGCGAAGCGACAACCGGGGGTCAGGGGTGCTCCCCTGGAAACAGGGGTTTGGGCGACGGTCGCCCAATGGGGGTGCAGGGGGCGAAGCCCCTTGGAAAGAGGTGGGTGACTAGGTGTACACGAAGTGTTTAGTATTACCCTAGTCACCTCGGGTACAGGTACATTTACAGCTTGTATGTGATATATATCAAAAAAAAAATATACTACATGCGTGACTCGAATGGGTGCTCTGGGCACCTATGACGTGCGTGTTGT